CGAAGCTTCTATTGATTTTGATGTAGATGGTATTGCTACTATTTCTTGGTCAGGCTTTGCTAAAACTCTTACAGAAGATTCTAAGCCAACTCGTACTGTATTTGAAGCAATCAACTCAACAAACAACTACATTCGTAACCGATTGACTCAGCTCGCAATTACTGCAGGGGACACAAGTACTTTCCCAGGTTCTGGTAGTGGTGTATATACTCTTACACTAACTGGAGGTAATATTACGATTTCAAACAATATTACCTTCTTGACTCCAGAGACTCTAGGTTCTGTTAACTTGCCTATTGGCCACGTAACAGGATCTCGATCAGTAAGCGGAACCTTCAGTTGCTACTTAGGTCTTGACTCTGGTACTAATACAGGTACTTCTACAGACTTCTTTAATGATCTAACTTCGAGCGCCGCTCGTACTAAGGTTGTAAACAGCTTTGACTTAACTTTCAAGGTTGGTGGAGATACTGCAGAAACTCCTGTTTACCACTTTAACTTCCCAACGGCTCACTTTGAGATTCCTGCACACAGTGTAGAGGATGTAATTTCAATTGAGACAAGTTTCCAGGCATTGCCCTCAACAATTGGCGAAACTGATGAAACTACTATTAAGTTCCACGGAGTTACTCCAGACTAATAAAAATAATGATTTACAAGGGGCTTCGGCCCCTTTTCTTTACTCCTACCAAAAATAACTCTTGACATCTCAGCTCCTTTCACCTATAATTACAGAATATAAATTTACACCTCACAAGGACAAAAAATGAGCGATTCACCTATTTCTTTAGCGAGTCTTATGACTCCTAGTAAAACAGTTTCAATTGACTTCCCTGGATATTCTGGGTTTAGTATTGATCTCTGCTATTTGGCACGAGAAGAGCTTTTGAAGCTGCGTAAAAAGTGTGTAATTACAAAATTTAATAAAAAGACTCATCAGCCTGAAGAAGATTTAGATGATGAAAAGTTTTTGACAGAGTACACCCGAGCAGTAATTAAAGGATGGGCGGGTCTAAAGTATCGTTACCTAGAAGAGTTTCTTTTGGTAGATATTGCCGATTTGGATCCTGATGACGAACTGCCGTTCACTCAAGAAAACGCAGAGCTGCTTATGAAAAATGCAAGCTCGTTTGATACTTGGATTACAGAAACAGCGGGTGATCTTGAAAATTTTACTGGGCGCAAGTAAGCGAAATAAAACGCTTACTGGAGAGATATGTAAAAGAGTCAAACAGTAAGTTTGACGTAAACAAGTATTACATGCTCTGCGAGCAGTTAGGACAAGAGCCAGATCCAGACAAAATGCCACTAGAGACTTCAGTGTTTCCACATGAAGTTCAGGTGGCATTTTTTATATTTGAACTTCTTCCAGATAAGTGGGATGGGATGTCTGGATACTATTTAGGAAAAGACTGGAGTTCAACGTCTCTTTTGTTCGAAACCTACGATATTGAGAATAGACGAGAAGTTTTATATTTTGCTAAACTTTACGAAAATTTAATAGTAAACTTTAAGGCAGAAGAAACAGCTCGAAAGCAGAAACAGGCTGAACGAGCAAGAAACAGCAATGCTGGTATTACGAGAAAATAATGGCCTCAAGAAAGGTATACATTGATGTAATCGTAGACGATAAGGGTACTACAAAACGTCTTGCAGTTGATTCTGCTAAGCTTGAAAAAGCTCTTGCCGCAACAGAAAAAACCACTGGCAGAGCTACAAAAGCTCAACGAGGCCTTGCTCAAACTGCCGCAAGTGGCAGTAAAAACTTCGCTAACTTATCTTCTGGTATTACAGGAGGTTTAGTTCCTGCGTATGCAACTCTTGCAGCGCAAATCTTTGCAGTAAGTGCTGCATTTAACTTCTTGAAAGAAGCAGGTAGTCTTCGTCAGTTGCAGCAAGGTCAATTAGCTTTTGCAGCGGCTACTGGTACATCTCTCAAATCCTTGACAAAAGACTTACAGCGAGCAACAAATGCGCAACTAGGTTTTAGAGACGCGGCACAAGCAGCAGCTATCGGCACAGCCGCAGGATTAGACCCTGTACAAATTACCAAAATAGGTAAAGCCGCAGCAGATGCCTCTCAAGTTCTTGGTCGAGACCTAACTGATTCATTTAATCGTCTTACTCGAGGTATTACAAAAGCTGAGCCAGAATTACTTGACGAATTAGGTATTATACTTAGATTAGATACTGCTACTCGTAATTATAAAGAAGCCTTAGGAATTACCGGAGAGCTAACCGCGTTCCAAAGAAGTCAAGCGGTATCAAACGAAGTACTAGCGCAAGCGGAAGCAAAATACGGAGCAGTATTAGACGCAACTGGAAGAACTACAAATAGTTTTGCTCAATTAGCCACTGCATTTGAAGAAATTACAAATAGTATTAGAAATTTTGCAGTAGACTTTTTAGCTCCAATCGCTACAACTCTAAAAGAGTTTCCTGCTCTTATAGCCGTTGCTTTTGCTCCTTTCACTGCCCAAGTAGTTGGTGCCGCGCTACCAGGGCTTGCAAGGGTTCAAGAAGGATTAGGAGGTTTAGCAGAAAAAGCAAAAACCGCTGCAGACGAATCCTCAAAAAATACAAAAGCATTGATGAAAGATCAAGAAGCTTTAGCAACAAATCCTGCAGTAAGAAAAGCTTTTAAACAAAATATAAAAGAACAGTCAAAAGCAACTCTCGAAGGAGTAAAAACTCACAAAAGATCATTGTTACAAAGAGTAAAAAATGGAGAAACGTTATCTAATAAAGAAATTGCAACTGTTAGAGCAAATCTTAAAAAACAAGCTAGAGGATATGTAATAAAAGATAAACAAATTAAAGGTAGTTTGCATAAAACTCTAAATCAAATGGAAATTTTAAATAATACGGCGTCTACAAAAATAGAAGGCCGTATGAAGTTGGTTGCTGCTCAAGTTAAACTTTCTTTAAACTCTATTGTCCCTACAGCTCAAACAGTATTTGCAAAAGTAGCCGGAGCTGCTGTAGTCGCAGGAAACTTTATTTCTACAGCTTTAAGTATTGTATCTTGGATTAGTTTAATTGCCACTCTTGGTGCACTTGTATACTCTTTCTTTCGAACAAAAAATGCTGCAGAGCAAACAGCTCCTGCTTATGATTATTTAGGAGAAAAACTCGAAACATTAAGAGAAGAATCAGAAAAATTTATAGCTATACAAAACATAATGTTTGGAAACTTCGAAGATGGTAATAAAGTATTAGAGAATTTTGGTAGACGACTTGGAAATGTTGGCGCTACTATGTTAAAAGAAGATTTTCAAAAAACAGCAGATTTATTTTCTGGTTATGATGACAGTGTATCCAATGCTACCAAATCGTTAGCAGGTTTAGAAAAAGCACAAGCCCTAGCAGCTACAGAATTAAAAGTACAGCAAGATCTGGCTATTTCAGGTATGGATAATTCTTATGGCCTCGCTCAGGCTCGTCTTAACTTAAAGAAAGCAACAGAAGCGTACACAAAAGCACAAGAAACTTCAAATATGTCCTTTATGGAGTATATCAACTTAGAAGAAAATTCTAGTAAAGAAGGTGTAAAAGGATTAAAAATTCTTCTTGATGAGAAAAAAGAAATAGAAAGTCTTACTAATGAACGCTTTAGAGGAAACACTGCCGTCTCAGAATACTTAGCTTTGCTGACTAAGCTAGACGCTGGAGAACAAGTTGATATTAAAAACCTACTTAATAAAAGGGAAGCCGTTCAGGATATTGGAGCAGCAGTAACCGAGTTAACAAGACTAGAAGTAGAAAACTCTAGAGCAATCAGCTCTATTGAACAAGAAACTCTTCCTTTAAATAAGTACGATCAAAGAATCGAAGCTATAGATACAGAACTTAATCTTATAGAAAGACTGAAAGTTGCTAATGGAAAAAACACTGAAGAAGAAGAAAAACGCATAGCATTTTTGCAAGATCGCTTAAAGTTGATGAGAAGTCTTGCACAGCTTGAGTTTACAGTTAACTCAGCAAATCTAGCTATACAAAGAACTGAGCTAGAAATGAGTATGGGACGAACTAAACTTCTTCGAGACGATGTACGTCTCGCCGGACAGATCGCACAAAATCAAGTAAAAATCTTTGAAGCAGAGCAAAAAATTGCACAAGCACAGCACTTGCTTGTTAAAGACAGGGCAGAAAATAATAAACTTTTAACTGATACTAATAAAGCTGTAAGAGAGCAAGCAGAAACAGAAAAACTGAGCTTGGACGCTCGTGAGAGAGAACTTGGTACTCAAGCAGCAAACTTAGAATTGTTAAAACTTCAAGGCGACGAGCTTGAACGACAAAGAAATGAGTATTATCAGATCGCTGATGCAGCCTCTCAAGCATTTGAAAGTGCTCTAGAAAAGAATATAGCAGACGTTATTAAAGGCAAAGAAAACAGTATTAGTGACGCAGTTGCAAACATTGCAAGGGCTACTCTTGAGTCTGTAGCAGACTCTCTTTCAACTATCTTTACTCGAAATATAATGAAAAAGATTACAGGAATAAAAGATCCTGATGAAAAAATGGCAGATGCAATTGCAAACTCTACTACTCAAGGCGCTAATTTAATGAAGCAGAGTATTGTTGGAGGCGCCGCAGAAGGTGCCGCAATTATTGCAGATAGAATTAAATCAGCTCTTGCAGGAGAGCCTATGGTTACTCCATCCGGTAGTGTAGTTCCTGCCTCTAGTGCAACAGGTACTTCGTCTGCTCCCACTGCAGGATCGGGAGCATCTGCTGCAACAAAACCTGGTAAAAAGCCACTTAGCTACCTTGAAAGAATCTTTGGAGCTAAAGAAATGAAAGGTCAAGATGAAATTACTCAAGGCTCTGAAGGTGGAATGGAAACAGTTACATTAAATAAAACAGGAGGAAGTTTCGGTAATTTCTTGGGCTCTTTGAGCGACATTTTTGATAAAAATGCAGAAGGTGGATTTGTAGAAAAGCTGGGACTTGCTTTTGAAGCAGGAGGAGGTCTTTTAGGAGATATTTTTGGAGGCCTTCCTGATTTACTAGGTAGTTTATTTGGTGGCGGAGCTGGAGGAGGTTTCCTTAGCTTGTTTGGATTTAAGAACGGTGGCATTATGAATAACGGGTCAAAAGTCTCTGGATATGCTACTGGAGGTATTGCTGATGGTCCAAAACAGGGACATCTTGCAATGCTGCACGGGCGAGAAGCTGTAGTTCCTCTTCCTAATGGAAATAAAATCCCGGTAGATATGAAAGGTATGGGAACAGGAATGCAAAATAACAATGTTACTGTAAATGTTTCTACAGATGGTCAAGTACAATCTTCAGCAAATGGAGCAATGGGTGAAAATCTTGGGCAAGTTATTGCCGCAGCAGTACAAAAAGAGCTTCACAACCAGAAGCGTGCGGGTGGAATACTCAATAAGCATGGAGCAGCATAATGGCTACGTTTAGTTTTACAATACCTGCAAGTGATGTGAATTCAATAAAAGGCATCTCAAACGGAGCTGCCTTTGAAGCAGTTGCAGATCGTGGACTTTCTCGAAAGTCTAAGCACAATGTACTTACAGCAAAATTTGGAGATGGGTACGAGCAACGTGTGTTAGATGGTATTAATACAAAACAAGATATGTTTAACATTTCATTTAAAAATCGAGAAGCAGAAGACATAAATTTAATTGCTGGATTTTTAGATGACAAAGCGGGAAAGAATTTTAACTTTGTTATCACAGATACTTTTAGCTCTGGAAATCTTACTACAAGTACACTAAAAGTTGTTTGTGATGGATATGATATTAATTATGGTCAATCAGACAACCATAGTTTAAGCTGTCAACTACGAAGAGTTTACGAGCCCTAATCATGACAGATTTAATTGATACAGTACAGCTTCAAGAAATTGATGATGCTTACGTAGAATTATTTGACGTAACTTTGCCGAGCGGAGCAAAAGTATATTTATTTAATGGTCTTGATGACGGAACAAATAATATATATTTTCCAGAAAAGACAATAGATACGGATACAAATACTTATCTTCTAAAAGAGTATTTTGCATTGCCAATATCTATAGACGGAGTAGAAATAAATGGAGCAGGCGCAAGTCCTCGCCCTTCTTTAAGAGTGGCAAATATTCCTACTCTTACTCGTTCAATTTCTAATAACGAAGACGGAACAAACGACGAAGAAACTTTGTACTCCATACTTGTAGACGAAGGGCTTTTAAAGAATGAAGATTTACTAAATACTCGTATTGATTATAGACGTACTTTATTTTCAAACACATACGACTCAGGAGACTCAAGCCCTACTTCTTCTCCTGTAGAGTTTCCTAGCCAAACTTACATTATTGACAGAGTATCTTCCGAAGATAGTATAATGGTAGAGTTTGAGCTTGCAAGTCCCATAGATGTAGAAGGCGTACAAGTACCGGGTCGAGTTGTTATTGGACGATACTGTGTGTGGCGTTATCAAGGAGGTACTTTAAATAATGAAGGAGGATGTAACTGGCCATTAAGCGGTAATGGAAGATTCTTCAACGAAAAAGACGAACTAATTACTCGAAGTATTTCTACTATAAATGCTTGGTCAAGCACAGGTACGTACAGTACGGACGATAGAGTAAAAACTACAGGAGATGGGCATACTCAAATTTGGGAAGCTTTACGAGCCGTTCCTGCAAATAAAAATCCAACTACAAACCCTTCTTACTGGAAAAGATTAGATGTGTGTTCAAAAACTTTAACGGGATGCAAAAAACGTTTTCAAGGAAACAACAGTGACGATACTTTAAATACTGCTATTTCTTTGCCTTTTGGCGGATTCCCGGGATCGAGAAAGTTTAAGTGATAGAAGATATACAAAAGCATTTTGAAGCAGAATATCCAAGAGAAGCTTGTGGCATAATCGGAGTTGTAAAAGGAAAGAAAAGGTACTATCCTTGCGAAAATGTAGCAGAAGATGACAGTGATTTTATTATGTCTTCTACAGACTATATGAGGTATAAAAGATGTATGGATATTATAGGAATAGTGCATAATCATCCGGACGCTGATAATACTCCTAGCGAAGGTGATATAGATAACTGTAATGCTTTAGGTATACCTTACTATATTTTTAGCTACCCTGACATGGAGTTAAATATACTAGAGCCTAAAGTGAACGTAAACCCTCTACTAGGTAGAGAGTACAAATTTGGAATTGCAGACTGTTTTGAAGCAATGAGAGACTGGCTAGCAAGCAAAGATATAAATATTCCTCCAAGAGATCTATTTGAAGACGATTGGTGGGAAAAAGGGCTAA